CTATCCACAGATTGCTGTGCATAACTGCATCAGTAACACCAGAGCATTACTTTTTCTGTGGATAACAACTTATCCACTTAACATAATGGTCATTGTATAAAGTGACTGAGTGCTTCGGTATTCACTTTTCATCAAATGTCACGCTGCGCTTTCGCAGTGCATCGAGCGCCATGCTGCCCAGGTCGATGTTGACCAATGGCTGTTGCTTGTCGCTGAATTCCTCTGAGAGCTTGCTGGCCAGCCAGCGCCTGGTGTCCACGCGCAGCTTGGCCACTTGCGCCTCTTGAGGGCTTGCAGCGTCTGCGATATCGATGGTTTGCTCTGCTAAACTCTGCCCTGCGCGCACACGGGCGCGCGCGTAGGCAGCCATGCGTGCCTCGCCTCCTTTTTCCACCCATCTGTCGAATGTGGTGTTCCCCACCCCCAATAGCTTGCACAGTGCGGAGATCGTGCCGCCCGATGCAATGAATTCAATCACGGCATCTTCACCACCAAACTTGTGTATCGCTTTATTGGCCAGGCTGACTTCAGCCTTCCTGGCTTGTGCTGCTGCGATGTTTGCAGCGCCCTGGTCGGCAATTTCAGCCAATGTGTTGCGTGCCATTCAGATATTCCTCAATTGTTTTGATTGCTTCAGCAGCTGATCTTGCGACCACTGCCTTGTACCCTTTTGCATTTAACTGCAATTTTATGTCGCTCTGTTTGCTCGAAACCTTACCAATGTCTGTCTTCATCTCCACAAACAATCCATGAAACCCGTTTTTGGCCTCCAGGACACACAAATCAGGCATCCCTGCCAGTACACCCTCAGAATGCAGCCTAACGCGCTCTGAGGCCGTTCTATCGCCTCCATTCGGTATCGCTGCAATGATGGTGTCAGGATAAAACGCTCGAATGTGCTGCACCACCTTGACTTGTTCAATGTGTTCAATGCTTTTTCGCTTGCGTTTTATGTCAACCACCATTCCTCGGATTCTAATGCCGAGGGTTTGGCCTGGTACATGTGGCATCGGTGCTTCACATCGGTCGGGAATGCAGCAAAGCCAGTTCGGCTGCACTGATGCTCGGTCCAAGTGACTGTCGCCCATCCATTCCTAATCTTTGCCTGGTCAAACATCCATTGCAAAGGTTTTGCGTTGACCTTTCGGTGCTTTTCCATCTGGTCTGCTGGCATGGACTGCTTCATGTCGACCATTTCCGCATTAGCGCAGTTTTGGCAGAAAACCCGATCATCTTCAACAAATTCTGTTTCTGTGGATAACATGTGGATAACTTTCTTCTGTGTTGGACCATCAAATGCTCGTTTCTAATACGGAAACCCCTTAAGGTTTTTTCCGCCTTTCCGCATTAGAAACCGCAATAGCTTGCAAGCCGAGACTGGTCTGTGGATAAGTGGGTCTGAAGACCCCACTTATCCAACAATCCCTGCCATTGTCTAATACGGAATTCCGCATTAGTTCCGCATTAGTTCCGCCTTTCCGCATTAGTTCCGCCTTTCCGCATTAGCCTTTTCATGCCAACTTCACCCAGCCAGACAGTGGCTCGTTTGGTGCGAATCTTGTGAATATGGCCGTGCCAATGTGCTTGCGGATATAGCCTGCATCGCTGCCTTTGACGCTGGAAAAGATTTCAGTCCAGTCCAGTTGGTAGTGGTTTTGGAGTTCCTTTGGGATGTTGGGGCGACCTGGCCCTCTGCGCATGATCACATTGCCTTTGTCGTTGATGATGGACTGGACATGGTTGCAGACCTCATCGCACTTGTCTTGGATTCTTTGTTCCCTAGCGCTGTCTTGCATGGATTGCTTGGCAGCCATGCGCTCTTTCTCTGAAGACATGGATGGGATGGCCACCCGGCAGATGATCTCTTGGATGTCGTTGTTTGGCGTTGTCACCAGTTCTGGGAATGTTATGGAATCGAATCGGATCTCTCTGAAAACTGGCTCATAGCGCGTTTTTGTCAGCTTGAGGTAGCGTTGGTTGTCATCATCCAGGAAAAGCACGCCTGTGAGGGTTGCATCTCCTGTGAATGCACTTGCACCACGGGCCATTGCGTCTGACTCCTGGCGCGATACTGCCTTGTTTAAGTGGGTCAGGATACAGACTGGCGCTTTTTGCTGAATGAAGATGGTCTGCTTGATGGCTGCAATGAAGCTGCCGACCTCTGAGTTGTTGTTCTCATCTTCAATATCCATGGTCGCATTGGCCGTGTCCAGCACCAACAATGGCCTGATGCCGTTGATGGTGTGCTTCTCAATATTATGTGCAAGCCTGAGTAAATCTTTAACTTCAGACCTTCTGGCATCAATAACCACAAACCAGTCGTTGAGGTTATTGATTTTGAAATGCTTTGAATATGCGAAAAGAGTCCTGATTATCTGCTCACTGTCTTCGGTAACAATAATCGTCTTTCTCTTTGTCTTGGCATATATCTCGCAGCCTTCCAAGTTAAACCCAGCCATGACCATGGACATGGAGAGAATCGCTGTGGTCTTGCCCACTCCTGGTTGGCCTGCCAAGACAAAGAAACTGTGGGCCATGAAGCCTTCGATCAGATAGTCGATTGGCTTGAGATGGGTCAGGTCAAGTTGCAGCTCTGGCCAAGATGGGTCAGCTTGAGCAGCTGGTGCATCGGGCTGTGCTGGCGCTTGGGCCTGGCTGATCACAGCTGCAAAGTCTTCAACGGCTGATTTGCGTTCAGTTTGTTTTGTTGGTGGCTCCCAGCCAGCGTCTTTGGCATGCTTGAATAGTGTGCCGATGCCAACACCTTTGCCCTGGTGAAAGCTCTTCCAGTGGGTCTCGATGTCTTTGGTCCCGGCAAACTTCTGGCCAGCCATGGACCATTGCATCCATGGTCCCATGCCTGCCTCGCCAAATTCTGTGTGCAGCGCCTGGCCCAGCTCAATCCACTGGTCGTAATCGCAGTCTGGGGAAATATGGTGCAAAGCCTTGATGGCGCGATCTAGGTCGCTGTCATCCAGTCTTGAGCCTAATTGGCTGAAGTCAAAGGATTGACTTGGAGCTGTTGGCTTTGGCTCTTGGAGCTGGTGCTGCTCGATGATGCCCCAGTCTTTGAGTAAATCGTAGAGGTCTACGGCAGCGTGAAATTCCCCGGCCACCTGGTTGCCACTGAGTAGCACTGACTTGCCTGCACTGTTTGGCAGGCCGAATACTTCAAGCTCTTGGCCACCACCCAGTTTGTACTTGGGCAACACCAGGTCTTTGACTGCTGGCGCTTTGACCCATAGGAACACATGGCGGCCACGGCCACTGACTGACACTTCGGTCAGCATGTTGTTGGCTTTGACAAACTTGGCCATGCGCTGGATGGCCACATTGGTCGGGCCAGATGCGTGCTTCATGTCCACATCCAGGCAGACCAAAAAGTCGCCTAATGGGCTGATGATGGGGCGCTGCTGGACAAGGCCAAGATATTGGCCGTGAGGCGCTTGATCCATGGACCAAATGTCTTCAGCCGTGTAGAGGTCTGACGGGTCAGTGTCGCGTGCCACGCCTTGGCCACTTCGCTTGAATGGAATCTTTTTAGAGCCTTGCAGGGCAAAGGTGCAAAAGACTGCATCAGGTGCGACAGCGCCTATCTTGCAGGCCACAGTCTGCGACTGCTGGAATGTATCGTTTTGGGGTGTTTCAGTTATGATTGGCACTGAAATTCCTTTGGTTTGGTGTTTCATTTTGTAGGTTGCCCTTGAGTTTTGCCCTGGTCAGAGTTTGCGCTTGGACCAGGGCTTTCTTTTTGGACAATGAGGGATGGATTCTATTCCTTGAAATTCTTCTGTTTGAGTTTGGCTTCAATGGCGCGGACAATTTCAAAAGCGTACTTGTTTGATGCAATACACACTCTAATTTCCTCATCCGTCAGCCCTACCCATTCACGTTTACACATCGCATTGACCGCTTTGTCCACGCTGGACTGCGCTTGCTTCTGCATTCCATCAATGAAGCCGCGTTCGTATTCACTGGCATGTTCACGCCAAGCGTTCGCAGGAGTTATGGGTTGTCGATTTGCTTCCATGCATCCTCCAAGCCTTTGCTGATATGTTTCTGTGCGCTTAAATCTGCCCAGCAAGCCAAACCAAGACAAAGAATACAAACTAATAACCAAAAAATTACAGTCATGCTTCCCCCTTAATGCCGTGCGCGGCTTCGATGGCTCTGGCAACTCGCAAGTCGTCTTGCCAATTCCTTTTTGTGTCACACCCAAGAAACTCAGCCTCCAGCGCGTCTTGAATCTCCTCATCCGTCAGCGGCTTGCGCTGTGGTGGGGTGGTGTAGGTGTACTGCTGTGCGTAAAGTTTGTGTTTACCAACAGGTAGTGCCATGTAATCAAGCCTCCAATCTTTTCCAAATACTTCTACGATTGCTACAGGAACAGGCTCATCATTCGCTTCTAGTGCGGACTTAATGGCGGTGATGGCTTGCTTGTGCTTTTCAGTCGCAATACCGAATCTTGGGTGCGCCAATTCCAACGCCTCCAATGCAAGGCGTAATGCTTCAGTCTGCGTCATCATCATGCTCCTTGCTTTCTTCGATCAATTGGAGCTTGACAAATTCCAATGCACCAATGACTGTGGCCATGTACAAAGAATCATCGTATTTGTGGATGGTCTTTAATAGGTCTTCAATCAATCCATCAATAAGTTTTCCTTGGTTAAAGTTCATTCTTTGCTCCTTGCCAGGCTTGGTGCAGCACTCTTCTCACCGACAAGGTCTTCGCTCACTTCGACCCCGAGTTTTAAGACAGCGCTGGGGCTTTTGAGTTCCCAGGCATCTTTGTTGTCTTTGAATGCTTCGCGCACCAGGGCTTCGTCTTTCCAGAATTTGGTCTTGCGGCCTGCACGCATGGTCCATCCTTGGATGGGTTGGCCATTGGTCAGTTGATCTTTGGCAGCCGACTGCACTGCATCGGCCCATGCGGCCACCAGGACAGCGTTGTCTAGCATCTCTGGTGTGATAGTGGTGTCAGGCTTGAAGTCGCTCCTGGCGGCTTCCTGGACCTTCTCGCGCATGCTTGGGCAAATGGTCTTGGCCTTGCAATACCGGCAGGCATCGGGAGATGGGCTTGTGGGTGCATCGCTTGTCAGTGCCAGCTCGGCTGCGGCTTTGAGCTTGTTGCCATGGTCAATTAAATCCTGGCCAGTGACAGTCCACTTGCTGTGGCCGACACGGGGCTGGAATATGTGCATGGTGCAAGTGATGCGCTCGGGCGCTTTGAATTGCCTCATGGCGCCCAATGCATAGGTCAGCAGCTGCTTGTTGTCAGTTGCGTCAACAGCCACACGGCCAGTCTTGAGGTCAACGACATGCAAGTGGTCGCCATCGACCAGGACAGCGTCAGCCGTGCCGCCTAGCGCTGGGTGCAGGGATTTGAGACCTTCATCCAGGTTGACCTCAATCAGCTTTTTGCGCGGATTCTCGACCAGAGTGTTGACAAAGTCTGCATAGGCTTGGGCCATTGCCACATGGTCCTTGTCAGTGTTGGCAGGGACTTGCTGGCCAGACAGAATGATCTCTGACAGCTCATGGATCGCTGTGCCAATGGCAGCGGCCTCGCCTGCCGGCTCATAGGGCATGAGTGACTCCAGGCGATAGCTGCCTGGGCATTGCATGAAGCGGTCTGTGCGTGAGGCTGAAAGCCTGGCGTGTTTGCGGGTTTGATGTTGCATGGTTTCTCCGGTTGGTTAAATAATTTGATTCACGACATTGAGTTTTTTCAACACCTTAGCCAGGACATTGTGGTCCAGGGATGCCTTGATGGTCAGAATGTAGATCACTGGTGCAATGCCATTTTTGGTGATGTTCTCAACCCGGCTTGACGCCTGCTCCAGTGCCGATGTGGACCAGGTGCATTCGACAAAGACAATGGTGTCGGCAGCACTGAGGTCCACGCCTTCAGACATTGCGGCAATGTTGCCGATGATGCATTTGGTCTTGCCGGCTTGGAAAGCCTCAATGGCCATGTCGCGCTTCAATCGTGTGGTGTCACCCACCACGATCACTGGCTTGTGGGTTTTGAGTTCATCTTGCAAAGCCTGGACCACATCCTTGTGGTGCGCAAAGACCACCACTGGCTCGTTGGCCTGGAGCAAGTCATCGATGAAGTCGGCTGCATATTGGACCTTGCGCATGCCAGCTTCGCGCATGATCTCGGCCAAGCCTTCAAAGGCCATGAGCGCGTTTGGATTGGCCACCAGGGCATCGGCATCAAAAGACTGCTCACGCTTGTCATTTGGCAGATCAAAGGTGATGAGTGACACTTGCGGCTCTTTGTAGTCCTTGAAGATGTCTTCTTTCTTTCTGCGCAGCACATGGGGCTTCATCATGGCTTTGAGTTCTGGCAGATTTGACGCGCCTGATGTGTCCAAGCCCCAGGGGGCTGACCACATCTTTGCGTACCTGGCGGCAAAGTCAAACCAGCCGCCCCGGTAAATGCCCAGGCCATGGAGGATTGGCCACAGCTCGATGGGCCTGTTTGGGATGGGCGTGCCACTGAGCGCATAAACGCAATCGATCTTTTTCATGGCCAGCATTGCAGCCTTTGTCCTGGCAGCTTTTGGATTCTTAATCCTATGGCACTCATCCAAGACTAGGGCGTTATATTTGTCCACTTGCGTAACACCATATTGCAGCACATCGTAATTGATGATGGTCACATCAGCACTGTTTGGCTGGCCAGCGTCTTTCTTGCCGTTTACCACATGCACCGAGACATTGGGGGCCAGCTTGTTGAAAGCCGCCTCCCAGACTGTCTTTGCAATGGCTGGGCAGACGATGAGGGCTGGGAGGTTTTCAAGGGCTGCTGCCGCTGTGGGTAGCGTCTTGCCAACACGGGGCTGGTCGGCCAGGATGGCCCTTCGCCTGGACAGCAAAAAGAGCTTGGCTTCTTGCTGATGGGGGAATAACTTCATGATCGTTTCCTTCGTTTAATTTGTGTGCATCATATACGATTTGTGCTAAAGTGCAATTTCTGCAAACGCAGAAAACGATTAAATCGTTAAAACCCTGTAAACCTTAAAAGGAAAAACCATGTCAACCAGAGTCGTAACCGGCAAAGTCCGCTTCTCTTATTTCTCAGCTTTGACTGCTCGCAAGAATGAGATGAACGGCAAAGAAGAGTTCTCCACCCAGGTGCTGGTCCCAAAGACAGACACCGAAACTGTCAACCAATTGAAAGCGGCAGCCAAGGCTGCATTGACTGCCAAGTTTGGAGACAAGATTCCAAAGACTGTGCGCAATCCCTTGCGTGATGGCGACACCGAGACCAAGTCTGATGGTTCACCACTGGGTCCAGAGTATGCAGGCCACTACTTTTTCAACACCAAGTCAACGGCAAAGCCTGGCGCTGTGGACATGCATGGCCACGACATCATTGGCAGCCAGGACATTGTCTCTGGCGATTTTGGCCGCGTGTCTTTAAATGCTTATGCATATGACCAGGCTGGCAATAAGGGTGTGTCGTATGGCCTCAACAACATCATGCTCTTAGCCAAGGGCGATTCATTGGGTGGTGCAAAGCCAAGTGCTGCCAGTGACTTTGGCATCAGTGCTGGCAAAGCTCCAGCAGCTGCTGAATCAGTCGACAGTGACTGGTGATTCTTGAATCAATTTATTGAGCGCAATGTTCAATTGATTGACTGAAGTCCAGAGTGGCTCCACAGTTCCAGACAGCCACCGGCTGACCTGGGACTGCTGGATACCAGCCTCCTGGCACACCGCAGCCATGGTTATCTTGTGAGCCTTGGCCCTTGCCCTGATAGTATGAATTGATTCCATGGGCGCATTCTAATTGCGGTATATGTATAAAAACAACAGATAAAAATAATTCTTTACAGAATATTTAATTCTGTCCACAATGGTTACGCCTATTCAACTTAAACGAAAGAAACCGATGAAACAGAAAATCATTACAGCCCTGATCGAATGGACCTTGGCCATCATCATCTTTGGTGGCATTGGCGTGATGTTAGCTTGGCGCGGGTAAAACATGACTTACAGCCGCACACCTAACTGCCCAAAAGACTTGTTCCAGTTCAATTGCTGCATTGAAGATGTCGACCTGGTCTGCTTCCTGGAATACAGCCCAGCCGAAAAAGGATCGACAGATTCTTATGGCGCTCCTTATGAGCCTGATATAGAAGAGTCCATGACTCTGAATAACGCATACATTGCAGACACCGATGTCGATGTTGCACACATGTTTCTGCAAAGCCTGGTGGACCACATTGAGGTGTCAGCACTTGAGAAGTTTAAGGATGGTGCGCTGTGAGAATTCTTATTGCCTGCGAATACTCTGGTCGTGTCAGGGATGAATTCTTAAAACTTGGCCATGAAGCAATGAGCTGCGATCTGCTGCCAACAGACGCGCCTGGCCCACATTACCAAGGGGATGTGCGCGATGTCTTGGACTATCCATGGGACATGATGATCGCCCACCCTCCATGCACTGATCTGGCCGTTTCTGGTGCTGCATGGTTTGCCAAGAAACGCATGGCTGGTCAGCAGCAGGCCAGCGCATCTTTTTTTATGATGCTGGCCAAGGCTGACATTCCAAGAATCGTGATTGAAAATCCTGTTTGTGTGATGTCATCCTTGTGGCGTAAACCGGACCAGACCATCCAGCCATGGATGTTTGGCCACATGGAACAAAAGGCCACATGCCTTTGGCTGAAGAACACCCCCCCCTAGCACCAACCAATGTTGTGAAAGAACAAATGATGCTTTTGCCTAGAAACCAAAGAGAGCGCCTGCACTATTTGCCGCCAAGTGAAGATCGCTGGAAACTGCGCAGTGAAACCTATCTTGGCATCGCTCAAGCAATGGCCAGCCAATGGGGTGCAGCATGAACCAAGACCTTCAACCAGCCCTTGAGGCTTGCCTGGACCTAGTCAATGACATGGTCCACCCAGAAGCATTTGGACACGCCATCCCTGATGAGCTTAAAACCCGTGCATTCGTTGTCAAAACGATGCTGGAGCGATTAAAAGCACGCACTGAGGCCAGTGATGCCTAGAGGCAATAAACCCCGTGTAGGCCCTGCCATTGAGGCTGCACTCAAAAAGAAAAGCAATCTCTCTGACCTTGACCTGGCAAAGATGTGCTTTTGCGTGCGCAGAAGCGCTGCCAGGATTCTTTTTGAGCTGCACCTCAAAGACATGGTCCACATCTCTGGTTACACCAGGGTGAATGCAAATGGCCAGTGGCGGCCATTGTGGTCATGGGGTGAGGGTGAAGACGCTCAAGCGCCTGGTCCAGTTCCAGGCTCTGAGCGCATTCGGAAATATCGGGACAAGATGTCAGCCGATGACAAAGACTTTGGCCTGGCCAGACGCAGACAGAAAAGACGAGTTGTCAAACGCGACCCTTTGGTGGCCGCGTTTTTTGGTGACTAATTATTCTTGGCCTGCACCAATTGCAGTGCCAAATCCAAGCTCTTCAGCTTTCTTGCGCAGTGACTTGGCCAGTGGATCGACCTTCATCACATTGGCTTTGCCCATCATCATTGCAGCCAACTTAGGGTCTAGCATTGCTTCGACCAGGAGCTGTTGAATCTGCTGATCTGGCAACTTGTACAAAAAGTCAAGCGGCCTTGTCATGGTGCGCAATGTAGTGTTGTCAGCCATTGACTCGCTAAACACTCGGCCAATCAAATTGCCCATACTCATGTTTTGGAAAGTATTTGAGCCTGGAGCTTTCACGCCCGGCGCTGTTGCAGCCTGGCCACGATTGATCTCATTGATGATGTTATCCAAACGGGTCTGAGCCGCTGGTGACAATTGAGCGCCAATCTCATCGGCCTTTGATGCCACTTGTCTGCGCAAAGCACTGGCAGCCAGGACTGGCTCACCAGTCATCAAGTTGGGCTGGCCAGTTGTGACTTTGGACTCAATGCCTTGCAGCAAGCGCATTTGGTCAATGGCGCTCGATGACTTCTCAAATTGCTTCATGTACTTCTGAAAGCCTGGAGCGCCAGATTCGATTGCATTGTCAATGACTGGCAGCAATTCAGCCATCTGTCCTTTGGCCAAACGCAAATTAGCCAGGTCGCCTGAGAGCTTGCCAGCCATTGCGTCTGTGATGTCTTTTCTGACACTGTACAAAGCCATGGGGTCAATTGTTCCAGTCTCAGGATTGACGCGCTTGGCCAACAAACTGTTGACATAGCCCATCGCTTCATCGACTGTCTTGCGCTGCGTTGCAGGGTTAGACATGATGCCGCTGATGGCGTTTGTGATCGGCTCGACACTTACTGGCTGCTTGTTGGCAAATGCAGATTCACGCATTGGGCCTGTGACGCTGGCGCGTTTAGCTTCAGCGTATGGGATAGAGCCTGGAGTTGTTGCATCACCAGCTCGGCCACCAAGTCTTCTGAATGACTCAAGCAAAGCCTGCTGATTTGCAGACAGCACGCTTGGGAAAGCACCAGACTGGTCCAGTGCGCGAATGGCAGTCTCAGCAGCAGCCAAGCCAGGATCACGCGCACCAGCTGCTGTCGTGACACGCACACCTGGGACAAGAGGCTGGGCCTGCTGCAAGTTCTGCATGGCACGCTGTTGATCTGTGGCCAGTTTGTTCAAGACATTGCCAACAATGACTTCTCGGCCTTCTTGTGTAAATGGCTTAACCAATGCGCTTGGCGCTTCCAAAATCTTCTGGGTTGGTGTGAGCTTTGGGCCGCCTGGGGCGACCATGCCTGCCAACATTGCACCGCCAAGCTGCGCACCAGGAGACGCGCCACCTTCACGCAATAAACCACCAGCGCCTGATGCTGTCAGCGCAGCAGCAGACTGGGCTTGTGGGCTTTGTGCAAAGAATTTGGCCACATCTGAGGCCATGCCAGGCAGCTTTGGAGCCATTTCACCAGCAACACGGGCAACACCACCAGTGCCATATCCGGCTGTGGTCACATCCTGGATGATTCGCTCTTGAGGTGTTCTAGGTGTTGGGAAACCAATACCCGTCAAAGTCTTTTCGACAGCCTGGGTTTGCGTTGGGATTTTTGTCCCGGCAGCCAAATTGACTAGATTAACCAATGGATCTACCACCATGGGCAGCAGACCACCAGCAGTCAGCGCAGCCTGGGCCATGGGCCGTGTGGCCAAACCAATCTGGCGACCTAATGTGTCTGGCGTTTGAGTGGCTGCAATCTTTTTAAGCTCTGTTGGTGCAGTCGAATTGATAAAGGCAGCAATCTGCTCATCACTTGCGACAGCTGGAAATTCAATTGTTCCAATGCCTTCGATGTTGATTTTTTTCATACTGCCTCACTCAAATTCAAATCGACCATTACGAAACACCATTTTTCGCTCAGTGGTTGGGCCTGATGGTGCAGCAGCTGCGGGAGCTGATGGCAATGGAGTGTAAGCCTCATAAGCCTTGCCAGCAGACTTCTGCATGGCCAATGTGGCCACACGCCTTGCTTCTGCTTTCTGTGCCAACTTCTCAGCACTGTCGCCCACTTGTGGGAAATATGTCGCATATTCCTGGGCCATCTCATCCTTGCCAATGGCAGCGCCTGATTCCTTGCGCAGCTTGGCGCGAATCCAATCTTGCGCAGCCTGATCAAACTTCTGGGTTTCAGCGCTTTGGCCACTACGGGCAATTGCACCACCCACCAAAGGAATGGCTTCAGCTGTGCGAGTTCCCCATCCTGGCTGTGAGCCAGCAGGCAAACTGTTAATGATGCTGTTTGACAGCTCCATGCGCTGTGCGTATCCGGCAGCATTGGATTGGGCCTCTGTTGGCTGTCCACCAGAAACACCTTTGAGTTGTCCGCCTGCACCCATGACTGGAGTGGCAACACCACCAGGTGTCTTTGGCACATAGACAAAACCTTCTGGGGTTTCTCTAATCTCTGTCGCACCACGGGCAAAATTAGCTTGTGAAATGGCCAAGTTACCCTGAGCCACTTTCAAGTTGGCAATTTCGCTTGGTGTCATTGTTTGTGCAAATTGCTCATTGCCAGTCAGTTTTGACTTATCAATGGCCACAGTCATGCCACCAAGATTTTGCAAAACAACATCGCGCTTTGGACCAAAGCCTGCCATGGTTTTGATTTCACCAGATTTAAATTGCTGGACCATGATGGGCTTGCCAGTGGTATCAGTCACTTCAAATGGCTGGCCAACAACTTCAGCTCGTGGGTTTAATTCTCTGGCCATATCTTGGTAGCGCTTGGCCTCTTCACTCTTACCCCGTGATGCCAAGAGGTCTGCTGCTTGCTGATATTGGGCAGCTTTCATTTCGGCAGCGCTTGGCTGTGGAATATTGGCGGCCAATTCAGCACGGGCCATGGTTGGGCCTGCTTGCATTCCAGGCATGGCCAAGGCTTGCTGCTCTGGACTCAATGCAGTTGTTGGTTTGGTAAAAATGCCACCCAATTGAGTTTGCAAGTCTTGAGCGCTTTTGGCCTCTTGCAATTTTTGGCCAAGCAATAAATCTTGCAAAGATGCAGCTCTTGCCTGTTGATATCCCTGTTGGCCAGCTTGAAGTGCTGATCCAAGAGCTTGACCAAGGCTGATTCGCTGTGGACTACGGCCGCCAGCCTGGAGCAAAGCAGCGGCTGCTGACAGTGCAGACTGAGTGCCAAGGTTTTGGCGCTGTTGGGCTGTCAATAGCTTTTCAAGCTCACTGCCAGAGTTAGCGCCAAATGCATTGCCTAAAAGGCCGCCAAAATCAAAGTCTGCCATCGCTTACCCCTTAACTGCCTAAAAGGCCAAGAACACCACCAGCCACAGCGCCCATTGGTCCAAACAATTGGCCACCGGCCAAAGCACCACCTAATGCGCTCGATGCTGGGTTTGAATAGCTTGGAGTCTGTGCCACCATGCCAAGGTTTGCAGGCTGCGCACCAAGTGAAGACTGGACAATGCCAAGGCGCTGCAAACCAATGTTGCGGATGGCATCCATTTGCTGCTGGTCCAAAGCCTGACGCGCACCACCAGCGCCCATGACAGCTTGAGCGCCACCAAGACGCAATGCTTGTTGCTGCGCTGCCAAATTACCGAGCTGGCTTGCACCGCCCAAACGCAATTGAGCGCCTTGCAAACCGGCTTGCTGATTGGCAATGTCGGCTGCTGATCTGCGTGCAATGTCTGCCTGCTGTGCGGCCATTGCCTGGTTGAATGCTTGCTCATTGAGTTGAGTGCCAAGTGTGGCAGCCTGCTTGGCAAACCCTTGGTTTGTCAAAGCCTCGGCCACACCTTGGCGCGAGCCACCGAATGCACGGGCAGCATTTGCACGCTCACCAGTCTGCTGAATGGCAGCGCGTCTTGCAGACTCCAGGTCGGACAATGCGTTTTCACGCACCATGCTTGTGTATGGATTCATGTAAGAGCCAATTGTTCCTGGTCCTTGACCAAGACCCAAATTGGTCTGCTGCGCTGTAATTTGTGCAGGCTGATAGACACCGCCATAAGCAGCCATTTGAGCTGCCAGGTCAGTGCCAGTGATGCCTGGGCCAGCGAGGCCCGTGTTGACCAAAGCCTCCTCGCCTGCCTGGTACATGGGGTTGTACCCAGCAAACTGCTGGACCGGCAATGCACCGGCCACACCTTGGGCCTGCTGAAAGTTGGCTAGGAATGCTTCCTTGATCTGTGGATCAATAGAGCTTGTTGATGTTGTGCTTCCACCTTTTGACATATTGCCACCTTATCCCAGTAAAGATTTCATTTTCTTGGCAGGCACTTTGCCTTCATTGATCATGTCCAGAAGACCCTTGCCATACTTATCGACTGAAGACTTCTTGATCACATACTCGCCAAGGTCAAGGTTGACAGCGCCATCATCAGGACCTGGAGGGTTGCCACCAAACATCAGGCCGCCATGGACCATGCCGCCTTTGGCCATGCCTGTTGATTCTTGCTGATTGTTTTGCGTTGCAGCCGCTTGCTCTGCCACTGTCTTGGCCGTATTGGCAGCAGCGATTTGGTCGTACAGAGCTGGGTTATAGCCACCCATTGCTGTGCCTGCCACCACGCCTGCGTATGGGTTGCCCATGGGCTTCATCTGGCCCATGATCAGGCTGTAAGGAGAAGCGCCACCAGGAGTGACTGCTGGGTTGTACTGCGCACCAGGTGCAATTGACTGGTAATTCTGAAAGTTCTGAGCAAAGCCTTGGGTGGCATTTGCGAATGGCGTTGTGCCAACACTGGTCTGAAAGCCTGTGGTCTTTGCGGCCTGCTCGGCTGCCAACTTCTGCTGATTGGCCAGGTATGCCTCATAAGCCTTTTGATTGGCTGCAATCTGCTGCTGATTCCTGATCTCATTCAAGCGCTGCTGCTCGGCCCAGTTGGTCGTGTTGGCCTGCTGCTGCGCTGCCCAATTAGTCGCATTTTGTTGCTGCTGCTTGGCCCACTGCGCTTCACGCGCTGCCAGCTCATCCATGGCTGCCTGGTTGTAGGCAATCTCAGTGGCCGTTGTGGGCGTTGCCGCTTCCATGCGGGCTTGAATAGCCGCAGGGCTTGATTGAGTGGCACGGGCCACATCAGCAGCGCTGATCTGGTATTGATTCATCAGGCTTTCAAACTGGGCATCGCTCAAGCCTTGAGCCTCGCCTTGTTTGATTGCGTCAACAATGTTCTTGTCAAATTGCTCTTGGCTGATGCCGTTGGCCAGTGACCATGCTAGTGCCGGTGAAGTTGCCATAATCTTTCCCCTATAAATCTTTTGCCAGTACAGACCACTGTGGGCTGTAACCTTCGTCTTTCAAAAATGTCTTTTGCCAGCCTCTTCGGCCTGCCAAAGTCACCCTGGTGCAGCCAACAGACTTGCCCCAGGATTCGATCAATGGTCTCATCCTTGAGAGTTCATCTAGGTCGCCACCAGCCAGAAAATAATGCAAATTCTTTAGCCTGGGATAGACAATGATCTCTGTCAATACCACCGAGTCTTTGGCTGGCCACAGTTGCAATCTGTGATCCTGGACCATCTCGGCAATATCTTCAAAATTGTGTGTGCCTCCAGAGTATTCTAATGCCGCCTCCACATGGTGGCGTAATCTTTCCAAATGCTCTTGGTCGCTCATCGCTTACCCGATGGCACAGCCTCTAATCTCATAACCCCAATTCGCCAGTCAGACAATGTGTCACCAGTGACTTTGACATTGACCTGGCGGCCAGAGAACCGGACACTGGTCGGATTGGCTGCCGTATATGGTCCAAATGTCGATTGCGACCCTGTCGGATAAAGACGGGTTTTGAATGACACCACAGCCTCACCCAGGGTTTGCTCATCAGGAATGACTTGCCTGACAGACATGATGTTGTCGCCATTGCCCAATTGCACTGGGCCAGACTCAGCATAGACGCTTGCCGAGCCGTAGTCATAGCCGACCTCATGCTCGTAGATGTAGCCATCGCTTGAGACCATCAAGGGATAGGTAAACACGCCAGAGTCAGAGCCAGCCAGTCTGGCCATCAAGCCAATATTCCAGTGGTTTTCGCGGTAGTTGAAAGTGACATAGCTGTCATTTTCATTGCTCGATGCGCTTGGGTAGAACCACCAAATCTCACCAAACTTGCTGTTGTGGACAGCATAAATCTTGGATGCCTGGGCATAGTTGATGTTGCCAAAGATGTAGTCGCCCACATCGCTTGGCAGTGGCTTTACATACCCGTCATAAATCCAGAAGCCTGCTTTGCTCATCCAAATGGCTGCCGTGTCAATGGCCGCCACAGCCTGGGCCGAAATGAGACCGCAGCCACTTCCTGCCTTCTCAAAGCCATAAACGAATGGAGCGCCAACATACTGGGCCGTGTGGACATCCACATCGGTGAACAATAGATTCACACCCTTCACACGCTTGCCAGCGATGAGTGAGCCAGGTGTGGCCAGGTCATAGTCGCCTGCCAGGTTGTCGCCTGCTGGTGTCCATTGGGTATTGTCTTCCTGGTCGCACCACTTGACCTTGCGTGGGTTGCCACCAGCGCCAAGCGCAAAGATGATGCGCTCTTGAGTGACCAGGACTGCCTTGTTGTTAACTGGGGCATTGGTGATTGCTGCGGCCAGTGTGGGCGATGAAAAGCCCAATTGCCACTCGTAGAGCTTGCCATCCCATGATGAACACGCCACCAAATACTCACCCCATGTGTCCATGGACCAGGTGGTGGCTGCAATGGGTGTGCCGGTGTCAGGCCTGGCCACGCCATAGGCAAAGCTGCCATAGACATTGTATCCATAGCCCGTCAGCACTGTTGAGCTGGCGTAACCCGTGGTAAAGCCTGTTGGCGTGATGTCTTTGAGTGTTCCAAGCTCATTCATTACATAGAGCTTGGAATGCGTGCCAGCAGCAATCCATCGGTTGGCGCTGTTGTCGCGCCAAGTGATGAGTCCACGGCATGAGCCTGTCATCTGTGAGCTTGACCTGGTACGCCACCCATTGATGGGCCTCAAGGTCCCTTCATACCAGCGCACAAGGTTTGCGTCATACCAGCGGCCTGCTGCCTGGTATTCAGTACCATTTCGGAAAACACCTGGAGGTAATTTGAGAGGTATGTACATGGCAGTATTTATTTGATGTTCGAGACAAAGCTCATTGTCGCAATTAGCGATGCCGTTGAGGGGTAATTACCCGATGCTGGATAAGCCTGGATGCTGATTGCAGTATTGTCAGCCTCCCACAAAAGCTCCACATAATCTGTCGCGTCTAAGCTCACAAAATAATTCCAGCCCGCAATTGAATGGCCATTGATGCCACCATGGCTGTTTGGGATTGAGATAAACCCAGTCGATCCAGTCACCACAGTCCCATTGATCTTGAGCCAAACCCTGACATCATGCAGTTGGCTGTCAGTGTTCTGAAACTGGCCAGACCATTGCAGATTCCAAATGCCAGCGTCAGCCACTGTGATCCTTGAATTGCTGGCCACACTCACGCCATTGGCGTAGTCGGTCGTATTCAGTGTCATGGCATAGGCCGTGTTGGCCACTGCTGCTGTCTGATCCGCAGTGCTTTGAAAAGCCCCATAAGGGGCATTCATAAACCGGCCACCTCTTGGACCAAACAAAGAGCCGAGAACAGTGGTCAGCTTTCTGAAGTAAATATTCAGAGCGCTGTTGTTCTCGTTGAAGTGCCTGCGCTCATAGACCTCGGTCGGATAACCAAGGGCTGGTGGTGCAGGGTTTTCAAGCTGTTGTGTTTGGCTGGCCATGGGGTAATTATGTCAGGACAGACAGCGCATGGTTAATGTGTTTGATCCGGTCTTCCAGCCCGATAAAGCCACCATTGATCTTTTTGGTCATGGTTTTGTAGTCCTGGCTGTCTGCATACTGGTTGAGCTTGTGGGTGTTCCAAAACCACCCGGCAGTCAGCGCAGCATACTGGGGCGTGGCCACCAGCTCGGGCTGCATGATCAGGTCCACACCCAGCGCCTGGCCAGCGTGGTGGTAGTTCGCAGACCCGGTGAGCTGAATGCAGCCACGGCCTTTGAAGCGCCAGCCATCACCGCTGGCCTCATCCCGGTTGCCCATCCTGTTGCTGTAAACAGTATTGGCGATCAGCTTGGGATTCCTGGCACACATCTGGGCCTTGGCAGCGTCAAAGCGCTTTGGCCAGAGTTTTTGCAATGCCTCTGCCCTGTAATTTAAATTCTCTTGCAGCACCTTAAAGTTGCCACACTCATGGCCACACTGGCCAATAAAGGCAGCCTGCCTGAGTGGCGTTGAAATGTCGAATCTTTCAAATGTGGCATTGAGTGCATCGACCCACTCTGGGCCAATATGCAGCCGTGCCAATTGTTCGCTATTGACCATTCAAAAGACTCCTCACTTCGTTGTAGGCGCTGATGCAGGCGTTGAGCTTGGTGATGGCTTTGTCTCCATCGGCTGCGATGTCGATAAGAGCTTCAATAGTCTGTCGCTCAAGTTCGCTTGCATCGGCTTGCTGGGGTCTGCTATCTCCAGGGGGAGTGGCGGCACTTGGGGCGCTTTGTGGACAACTTGGGGCTGGGAGGCGCAGCCGGCCAGTCCTAGCAAGCTCATGCATAGCAGACTGCTTTTTCTTGACTTCATCTTGTGCCTTTCTTAGTTGATCTTCCTGGGCCAGCAGCTTCTCGCCCATCTGTTGCTCAATCTTTCTCGACTCTTCATTCTTTTTGGCAATGGCCAATTTCATGTCATTGTCGCGCTCAATCCACCCGTAGTGGTGGCCCACCCGGTATGTACCGAATAATGAGACCAAGACACCAACAATGAGCCAGGGTAGGGGTATTGGTAGCATTAGTCAGCCTCCTGGCGTGCAGCCGCCAATTGAACGCGCTCATGGTCATCCTCAAGATGGTCTGGTGGCGTGTCTGGTGGTGGACCAGGTGTCCAGGACTCATCAAGCTCTGGATTGGTCCAGGTCGGCATCGCGCCAAACGGCTGACTTGGGATGCCATTGGTGCTGGCCGTGAATCCATGGTTGTTTGAGTATCCAGTCGTTGGGTTTAAGTATCCAGTCGTTGGGGTTAAGTATCCAGTTGGATATCCGGCAGCCATTGGCTGCATCATCATGGGCATTGGCTGCATTGGAGGCTGTGGCGCTGCCAAAGCCCTTGCACCAGAGCCGACAGCACGTTTTGTCATCACGCCACCAATGCCACCCACAATCAGCAGCACGATGTCATTCAACATCTTTGTATAAGCCTGGTCAATGGGGGCCATTGATTTGATCGGCTGAGTGACAAAAGTCACTGAGTACAAAAGCGCAATCACGATGAAGCACAAAATCAATGTGACCACCACCACCACAAAGCCCCAGATTCTTACCTCAATGGCTTCTGCTGTTAAAGGCTCATTTTTCTGGAGTAGGTTGGACATCGTTCACCTTCTTTTCAAGTATTGGCGCGACCAGGTATTCTGGACACTGCTGAGTGAATAAACACTTTGGCTTCTGACACTCTTCGGCATGAAAGTGGTCAGGATTCTGACACTTATATCTGTACCGGTCTTCACAGCCAGTGAGCATGACCAGGGCAATTGCAATTAAGTATTTCATGCGTACACATCCACAGAATTAGGTTTGACCCATTGTGCCTTGAGCTGCTGGTCTTTGATCTGCTTTTCAGCCTGGCGATTCAATTGCTCAAGCTGCTGGAGGTTTTGCTGCCTGATCACCCTCTGGGCCTCCTTGAGCAATTGGCCATTGACTTGATACAAAGAGATTTTCATCCTAATCCCACCTTGCTCAAAAGCAGATTCACGATCTTGTCCGACAAGTCATCAGGCAAGTAGCGCAGCAGTCCAAGCACATACCAGGCGATGCACATTCGCACAAAGATTTTGAGAAACAAATCAAATTGTTTCTGATACTCATTCATCGACCACAGCGTTTGGTTGTTTGGCAGAAGTCCATCAATTCATTCACGCCAACAAAGACCAGAAACAAAACAAAAGCACAGCCTGCAATGATCATGGCCAGCTCATTCATCTCTTGCTCTTTTTGTTTGGCCTTCTTTTCCTCGGCCTTCAAGGCAGCCATTTCTTTGGCATCATCCCTGTCCATCTCAGCCTGGCGAGCTTTGATCTTGTTCCAGACATCGATCTTGCCGGTCTGCATAAAGAGCATTTTCAGCTCTTCCTCAAATGCTCTGGCCTGCTCCAGGGCCATCTCGATTTGCAGGGCTGCTCCCATGTTGGAGCCTTTTTTCTCGCGCTTGGCCTGGAGCATGGCCTTGGTGGCCTGGCTCTTGGCATCAAACATCTTGCCAATCATGGGGGCCAGACCGCCCAAATCATTGGCGACCTTGCTGGCCTTTTTGACCATGCTGATGGCGCTTTGCAGGCCGTTTAATGCACTTATGGGGTCCAACATCATGTCACCTCTGGTAAGTTGTAATACTTAGCTTCACCAGCTTTTCTTGCAGCAATGGCTGCGTCTAAATTTTTGTAATGACCAAGCCATTTATTTTTCTTATTTACTTTGACATAGACTGTCCAAGCATTGTGTGTTTTTAACCAAGACACACCTAGATGGCCACTCTTATTGTGGCTTGGCAATGAAATATTTTGGCAATTGTCTGTTCTTGTTACAGCACGCAAATTGCAAAGTCTATTGTCATTTCTGATTCTATTTTTGTGGTCAATGTCTGATTGTGGGAAATCACCATAAACATAAAGCCAAACTATTCTGTGGACTGGATAGCTTTTATTGTTTATTTTTACAGAGTAATAGCCATTGCCATTTGGCGCTTTGGCTTGTTGCCAAGGCTTAACATTTCGATTGTTACCATTTCGCCAAAGTAGCATGCCACTTTCAGCGTCATAGTGAAACAATTTTTTTACTGTTTCATGGTCAATCATGTCCTCTTCTCCCACTTGATGCAGACAACCCTTCGATTGTAGACATCACCCGACCAAATCCACCTGGTGCATCTATATTCGGCAGCTGCTAGTAGGACCAGAGCATAGATCATGGCCAAAACAAAATGATGACAAAAAAGCACCAAACGATGGTGGCAGTCAACAGAGCCGCAGCGATGAATGCCACGGCCCAGTCTTTCATAGCCCGAATATTTTCTTGACGAATTCGGCAGCCACACCTGGTCCAAGCAAAACAGCCAGGATTGCAGCGTAGAGCAAATACTCAATCTTGGTCATGCGTCTGTCACCCTCTTTGAGCGTGTTGGCGATACTGTTGTATCGCTCTGCACAAATGGCTTCATGCACGGCCAGGCGCTTATCGACATCAGCGTCCATGTTTACTCCATGGTCGTGACTGGTGCGACCACAGCGATGAGCTGCTCCATGGTCGTGCAGGCTGCAATGGCTGCTTCCTTGGCAGTGCAATCAGCAATGATGGCTGCACGGGCCGTGGCAATGTCTGCTGGCACATCGATGTTGCGCTCAAACTTCCTGGTCACGCACCAGTCGGTGCTGGCCAATTGACTATTGGCAGCAGCTTTGACCTGGCTGATGAATTGGCTTTTTAAACCCTTAGTCGTTATAGGCTCAGTCTGACCTTCTGGTGTTTCTGTCACATCTTCCAAAGCCTTTGGAGTATTTACATAAGTTCGTGTAACAACATTGCAA